ACCACGCTAACGATCAAACACTGTCCGTTTGGGACGGTACTAATTGGTTAGGTATTTCATCTGGCGGTACGTTTGTTACACAACCCACAGTTATCTGGGTTGACTCAGTTAATGGTTCTGACAGCAATGATGGTCATAGGGTTATTGACCCAATGAAGACCATTAAGGCTGCTGTAACTAGCGCCAATGCAGGTGACATCGTTCTGGTTACTCCAGGTGTCTACCGTGAGGCAGCTCCTATTGACATTACTGTCAACAACCTGTCGATCATCGGTCAGTCACTACGTAGTTGTTTTGTACACCCGACACCTGCTACTGAAGAGAACTCTTTGTTTCGTGTTAACTCCGGTACACAGATTCAAAACTTCTCATTTGGTGGTTTGAAGGCTAGTGGTACTCGTGGTGGTCATTCCATTGATAATGACAGTACTTATGGACTACCTGCTAATCAAGCCTTTGTAGTTGAGTTCTATCCAAATTCAATTATTTATAAGTCACCTTATGTACAGAACTGTACTAACTTCGCTGACACGAGTATCTATAACCATACTCAAGCTGAGTACAACGCTGATAATTCATTAGGTGGGTTCTTCGATCCCAACAACGTGAACCAAGGTGGCTTCGGTGGTGACTTGACTTCTGGACCTACTGGTGGTGGCATCCTTGTGGATGGTTCTGCTGTGTCTAGTAGCTCTCCATTGCGTTCAATGGTTGTTGATGCCTTTACCCAGATCACTCTGGATGGTCCTGGCATCCTTTGTACTAACAATGGTTATGCACAGCTAGTGTCCTTCTTTGGAACCTTCTGTCATTACCACGCTAAAGCACTTAACGGTGGTCAGCTCAACCTGAGCAACTGCACAACTGACTACGGCAGGTATGGACTGATTGCTGACGGTAAGTCACCTACAGCTAACTTCACTGCTTCAGTTACTGCAGCTGCTTCTACTGGTGACATTGCTTTCACTATTGGTGCTCCTACAGCAGGATCTGGATGGTATGGCTCTGCAACACGTCCACAAGACAACATGCTTGTTGTCATTGGATCTAATACTTATCCAGTCAGATCAGCTGTTGCTAATGGTAGTGGCTGGGATGTAACGATTGAGAACCCAGATCCAACAGCATTAGGCACAAACCTTGGATTGTCAGCAGGTCTTAGTATTGGTGACAGTGCTAGTTTTCATAACCGCTCATATATTTCTACAGGTGGCCACACCTTTGAGTATGTAGGAGCAGGTACTGACTACAGAGCTGCACCTGAAAATGGTGGTGTAGCTATTGAAGCTAATCAAGTCAAGAACTTGAATAGCGGTAAGGTATTCCAGTCAAGTACTGACCATAACGGTAAGTTTAAAGTTGGTGAGACTTTCACAGTTGATCAACGTACTGGTTCGGTTGAAATTAGTCTTGATGCTTACAGACCTGAACTTGTTAATGACCTGACGCCACAACTGGGTGGCAACCTTGATGTTAACGGTAAAGACATTACTGGTACTGTAAAACTGAATGGTCTTACGTACCCTGCATCTGATGGTGCTACCGATCAAATTATTAAAACTGACGGTAACGGTAACCTGAGCTTTGTAGCAGTTACTGCATTGCAAGGTGCTGGTATGCAGAACCTTAGTGATGACTCAACACCACAACTTGGTGGTGAGCTAGATGCGTTAACAAACAAAATTACCAACCTTGGAACACCAACTGCTAACGCTGATGCTGCGACTAAGGCTTATGTCGATACAACGGTTGGCAACATTGATGCTGCTTTTATTGAGACAGCACAGACTCTGACAGCTAATAAAACAATTGCTACGAATATCAACGCTGCTTGCGTTGGTCCTATTGCCATCAATTCTGGCATCACCCTTACTATTAGTTCTAATTCTAAACTACTTGTACTTTCTTAATTATGGCATACGGAAAAATTAAATCAGACGCATTGGTATATGACAATAGCGGTTCTGATGTAGAGATTGTGATCAGTAGCATTCCTACTGCTACACAACTAGCAGCTAAGGCAGATACGTCTGCACTTAATGCAAAGGCTGGTCTCGATGCTGCTCAAACATTTACCAAGGGACAGCGTGGTGAGGTAACAACACTGACTGGTACAACTCCAGCACCTGACCTTGATGACTCTAATAACTTTACTTTGACCACCTCGGGCAATACAACATTCGGCTTGCCTACCAACGTTGCAGTTGGACAAACAGGCTCTATCTTTGTTGTTTACGGTGGTGCACATACCCTGGCATTTAATGCTGCGTATAAATTTGTAGGTGGTGCTGCAGGTATCACGCCTACTTCTACCAGCGGTGCGATTGATCGTATTGATTACATCGTTCAAAACGCCGCTTCAGGTTATGTCTGTCTTACCTGTAACTTTACTGCCAATTACGTAGCTTGATATATGCCAGTATTTAATAACATGTTAGCCGGTGCCAGTGGTGGTGCCGGTGCTGGTGGCTACGAAATTGCACGTAGCCTTAGGTTTAATAGTGCTGACAGCGCGTCACTTAACTTTACTCCGTCATCTGCAGGAAACCGCAAAACGTGGACATG